CGACAGAAATGAGTTTGTCGCAGACATCTATGTGAAACCTGCACGTTCGATCAACTTCGTTGGTCTGACATTTGTTGCTACGAGAACTGGGGTCTCGTTTGAAGAAGTAATCGGCAACGTTTGATCTAAGGAGGAACCCAACTAATGGCACTACAAAACACGCAACAAATTTTAAGCAGCGCAAGAACTATTGATTCCTTCAAGAACAGGTTGACTCAGGGCGGCGCTCGCCCCAACCTGTTCGAGGTTGAACTCAATTTCCCTACGGCAATTCCTGGTCTTGACGAGATCAAGAAAGATACTTCTTATAGAATGATGATTAAGGCAGCACAGTTGCCCGCATCTAACCTGGTTAGCATTCCCGTTGCTTTCCGTGGTCGTCAGTTGAAAGTTTCTGGTGACAGAACTTTTGATCCCTGGCAGATTCAAGTCGTCAACGATGGTGACTTCAAGATTCGTGAAGCATTTGAAAAGTGGGCAAACTACATTGTTAAAGTTTCTGATGGTTCGGGTACTGTAAACCCCGCTGACTATCAGGTTGACTGGGTTGTTCACCAACTAGGTAGAGCACCCTTTACTGATGATGCAGTAAATAATAATGAAATCCCTAAACTGAGATCTTATAAATTCTCTGGTTGCTGGCCTTCCACCGTTGGTGCTATTGATCTAAGTTATGAAAGTGTTGATACAATTGAAGAATTCCCTGTAACTCTAGAAGTTCAATATTGGGAAGCATTCAATGCAAATCAGCAGGATTCTGTGGTCTGATAAATAGATCATAAGCAAACATCAGAGTCCATTAGACTATGGCAAAACTATTTGGTTTTGATATTGAAGACGATAACAGTCTACCTAAATCTGCAGTGTCCCCCGTTCCTCAGAATAATGAGGACGGGGTTGACTATTATCTAAGTAGCGGATTTTTTGGTCAGTACGTTGATATTGAAGGCGTATACAAAAACGAGTTTGATCTAATTAGAAAATATAGGGACATGGCGTTGCACCCTGAGTGCGACACCGCGATCGAAAACGTTGTTAACGAAGCGATCGTTTCGGATCTTAATGATTCTCCTGTTGATATTGATCTTGAAAATCTAAACGCCAGTGATAACCTAAAAAGTGTTATCCGTAAAGAATTCAAGTACATTAAAGATCTTCTTCAATTCGACAAAAAATCACACGAAATTTTCCGCAATTGGTATATTGACGGAAGAGTATATTACCACAAGGTTATTGATCTCAAGAAACCTGATGAAGGAATTCAGGATCTGAGATATATTGATCCTATGAAAATTAAATTCATGAGGGTCAAACCAAATAATAAGGACAAGTTCCAGACTGCACCAGTTAATGGTGCTAATGGGCAAGTAAATCCTGTTGTCGATGCAGACATTCAGGAATATTTTGTTTACTATCCTCAAGGTTCTGTTCAGAAATATTCTTCACAGTCGAAGGGTATCCCCATTGCTAAAGATGCAATTACCCATGTTACTTCTGGTCTTGTAGATAGAAATAAGTTTCTAACTCTATCATATCTACACAAAGCGATCAAGTCTCTCAATCAACTCCGCATGATTGAAGACAGTCTTGTTATCTACAGATTGTCTCGTGCTCCCGAGCGCAGAATTTTCTACATCGACGTTGGTAATCTACCTAAAGTCAAAGCGGAGCAATACCTCCGCGATGTCATGAATCGTTATAGAAATAAACTAGTCTATAACGCAGATACTGGCGAGATTAAGGATGACAAAAAGTTCATGTCTATGCTGGAAGACTTCTGGCTTCCTAGACGTGAAGGTGGTCGTGGCACAGAAATCTCCACGCTGCCTGGTGGTCAGAACCTTGGTGAACTAACTGACGTTGATTATTTCCAAAAGAAACTCTATAGATCTCTGAATATTCCCGACACCAGAGTCGGTGGTAACGATGGATTTAACCTTGGTCGTTCCAGCGAAATCCTTCGTGACGAACTGATGTTCAGTAAGTTCGTTGGTCGTCTCCGCAAGAGATTCAGTATGATCTTCCTAGATATGCTGAAAACTCAACTCATTCTGAAAAACATCTGTACTCCTCAAGACTGGGAGAAGATGGCAGAGCATATTCAGTTTGATTATCTATATGATAATCACTTTGCTGAATTGAAAGAAACCGAGTTGATGACTGAAAGATTGAACCTTATGGTTGCAATCGAACCTTATATCGGCACCTATTACTCCAGAGATTACGTTAAGCGTAAAGTTCTCCGTCAAACCGATCAAGAGATCGTTGATATGGAGAAGGAAATGGAAGATGAGAATGAGCAAGGTATCGGTGTTCCCCTTGAAACTCAAAATCAAATTATGCAAGGTCGCATGAATAATTTGGGTAATGATCAAAAGGAACCTGATCTAGAATCTCAGGGTAGAAGAGCAGACGCGGAAAATGATAGAAAGACTTCCGTAGATATCAAGAAAGCAAAGATATAAATAAATATAGGAAAATTGGAGTTTTTTTAATGGATTCTACCGTTGATTTGGTTAATATGATGCTGGGCGATGCTTCATCTTCTGAAGTTTCCGACAAAATTAAAGAAATTTTGTACAGCAAATCATCTGAAAAATTGGATAATGCGAAACCTCATATTGCTAATGCAATGTTTGGTAATGAAGTTCCCGATGAGACCGAAGAAGGATGAGCGCATCACAACCACTTAAAGTTTTTAGTATTGTCGGACCAGTTATCAGTAGTGATGCTACTCGTGTTACTGGGGATCGATACATTGTTAGAACTGGTCTACTACACGCTTCTGCTGTCTCAAGTAAGGATGGTGGACTAGTTGGTGTTTGTAACACTACGACTTCCAATGTAGGTGTTACTTCTATCCACGTGAATAAGTCGGATGACGTTCTTCTTAGATACGCTCACCCAAAACAAGCGAAGATTACTGGTATCACAACTGGAGCACAAACCACTCTGATTGTTGATGATCAGGATACTAAGTTTAATGTAGAGGATAGAATTACTATTCTTGGTTCTTCGGTTGGTATTTACAATACTACTCTACAGCATGTACAAGTAGTATCTGTAATTGGAAGTCAACTTTCTAATAATTACCAAACCAAGATTGTTGTTGACGTAGATACTAGTTCGGGTCATGCAGCATTTACTGGTGTTGCAACAGCATATAAATCGGTAATTCCAGTTTTAAAACCAGAGTCCAGCAACGGTTGTGAAGCATACTTCGCAGAGGTACAACTAGCATGAAACTAATCACAGAAGAAATCGAATCGGTAGAAATTATTACCGAAGAACAAAACGGTAAAAAAACTCTGTATATTCAGGGTCCTTTCTTGCAGTGCGAAATTACTAATCGCAATGGTCGCATGTATCCCATGCAAACCATGGCAAAAGAAGTTGCTCGTTATACTGAGTCTTTTGTGAATAAGGGTCGTGCTCTAGGTGAACTTGGTCACCCCGATGGTCCTTCTATCAATCTTGATAGAGTATCTCATAAAATTGTTGGTCTTTATCAAGAAGGTAACAATTTTATTGGTAAGGCGCAAATTCTTTCCACACCCATGGGTAAGATTGCATCTTCTCTTCTTGGTGAAGGTGTAAAACTCGGCGTCTCTTCTAGAGGCATGGGTTCCATCTCTTCTAAAAATGGCGTAAACATCGTTGGAGAAGACTTTATGCTGGCAACTGCTGCTGATATTGTAGCAGATCCCTCTGCTCCCGATGCATTTGTTGATGGCATCATGGAAGGCAAAGAGTGGGTTTGGGAAGGAGGAATCCTTCGTGAGCAACTTGCGGAAAAGACCCAGAAGCGTATCAACACCCTTGTTGATCAAAAAGCACTTGAGGAGCATAAACTACAATTGTTTCATGATTTCTTAGCAAATCTCTAATAATATAAATAAATACAGATTAATAAATTAATCACATATTCAAATGTCCGTTGGTAGCAATTTACAAGAAATGGAAAACGCAGTAACCAAAGGGGCTGCTGCTGCTGAGCCAATGCAGAAGTTAGATCTGGTTACTCCAGGTCAACCAAGTGTTGAAGATCTTGGCGGCCCTTCCCCTGAAAACTATCGTCCCGATGACGATTCAGCGAAACTTAAGACTCCTAGCCTTGCACAGGTAAAGGATGTCGTTAATAAGGGCGCAAAACCAGCAGAGGCAATGCCCGCTGGAATGAAAGAAGAGTCCGAGGAAGTCGAAGAAGATCAGGAGATCGTTTCCGAAGAAGAAATCACTGAAGACGAAGTAGTTTCTGAAGAAGAGACTACTGAGGAAGAAGTGGTTGCTGAGGCTACCGACGAAACCGAGGAAGAAATCACCGCAGAATTTGACATCGAAGAAGATGTTAATGCACTGTTTGCTGGTGAGGAACTTTCTGAGGAATTCCAAGACAAAGCACGCACCATCTTTGAAACCGCAATCAGATCTAAGGTTGAGGAAATCAAAGAGCAGGTTTATGCACAATATTCAGAGCAACTCATTGAAGAAGTTGCTGCTGTTAAGACTGAACTCACCGAGCGTGTTGATTCTTATCTTGAGTATGTTGCTCAAGAATGGTTAGAAGAAAATCAACTCGCAGTTGAGCATGGTCTTAAGACTGAAATGACCGAATCATTCCTCCAAGGAATGAAGGGTCTTTTTGAAGAGCATTATGTAACCATCCCTGAAGATAGATATGATGTTATCGAGAGCATGGTAGATAAACTAGATGAAATGGAGTCTAAACTCAACGAGCAGATTGACAGAAATGTCTCTCTAAATCGTAGATTAGCAGAGTCAGTTGCTGATGTAATTCTTGCAGAAGTTTCTGAAGGACTTGCAGTCACTCAGAAAGAAAAACTCGCTTCTCTCGCAGAAAATGTTGAGTTTGATAGTGAAGAGACCTATCGTGAGAAACTGGTCACCCTGAGAAATTCTTATTTCTCTGAAGGTGCAACTAGTGCTCAAAGAGAAGCTGCTGAAACAGTTGTAGAGTCGGTTCAAGAACAGACTACTACCGCCACACCTGAAGCTGGTTCCATTATGGAAGCATATCTTCAAACTCTCAGCAGAGTCGCTAAAAAGTGATTTTTAGATCATAAGTAATCAAACTAACAAATTTTAAAGAGGTAAATTCAAATGCAAATGTTCAATTCTGAACAACTGCAGGAGAAGTGGGCACCCATTCTCGACTATCAGGGAATGGATCCAATCAAGGATTCTCATCGTAGAGCTGTCACCGCTATCCTGTTAGAGAACCAAGAAAGAGAGACCCGCGAAGAGCAGTCATTCCTTTCTGAAGCTCCTGTAAACTCAACCGGTTCTTCTGGTTCAGTCGCAGGTTTCTCCGCTGGTGCATCTTCACCAACCGCAGGTTTCGATCCCGTTCTGATCTCCTTGATCAGACGTTCAATGCCTAACCTGGTCGCTTATGACCTCGCAGGCGTTCAGCCAATGAACGGTCCTACTGGACTGATCTTCGCAATGCGTTCACGCTATCAGAACCAAAGTGGTTCGGAAGCATTCTTCAACGAAGCAGACACCGCATTCTCTGGCACAGATTCTTCTGCTGCACAGTCCGAACTCGGTTCTGGTTACGTTTCTGGTTCTGACGGTGCATCCGTTGGTCTTGGCACCACTGCACAGTCTGGCACTAATCCTGGTCTTCTCAGCCCAGATTCAAACGCTACCCAACTTGCTTATAGAGTTGGTCAGGGTATGGATACTGAGGACGCTGA